GAATGCAAGTTTAGTTATACCTAAGTATTGACCTCTTGAGAACCCAGCAGGAGATACCCATGCATCTCTTAATAGGTCTGACCTTGCCATAATACCTGCAGTGTGTCCGTTTGCAGGAATCCATCTGTATGTGTCATGGAATCTATCGTATTGATATACCCATGTTGAATCGATAACTGCATAAGAACTTGATGTTGCTGTATTTGCAGTTGTGATTACATTACTTGATTGTGTTTCTTCTGATGAAACACCCACGACATCTGCATATCTTGGTGAACATATTGCCATACAGTCCTTTCTTGTTTCACAAAGAAGGATTGCTTTGTTTGTTAATGTTGTCCAGTCTGCAAGAATGTCTTGTTGAACACCACTTCCGTTATCAGTTCTTGTTGAACCTACTAATAACATTGAGAAGTCGATAGTTTCTGCATCACCGAAGTGAGTTGACCATGCACCATGTTTCTCACCTGCAGTAGATATTCTACCATCTGCACCACCACTTAATGATGATGAGAAAGGTGTTGATGGGCCAGTAAATACATTACTTACTGATTGTGCAAGTGTTCTACTTTCTGATACTGTTAGGTCTGTTGCAGTGTTATGTCCACTCCAATATACCCATGATGAACTATTTGATACTACATCTTTATAGTATAATGAACCACCTTGTGCATCTTTAGCATCTGATGCAAGTGATACAAAACCATATGATTCTAAAACTGTTCCTGATGCACCTGAAATTGCACCATCTTCGTCAATAACTACAATGTGTAGTTCGTCTGCACCTGCACCTGCAAGTGTAGCACCTGAAGATGTGCCTGGTGCTTTACTGAATAATGCATAGTGTTCCCAATATCTTGATACTTGAACACCAGTTGCAACATCAACTGTTAAACCAGTTCCAGCAGGTTGTCCTACTGCTTCTACTGTTAAATCGTTTGAATTGATTGCAGTAATTTTATATTCTGTGTTGTGTCCTGCAAATCTGATTATATCTCCAACGATGAATACTGCACCACTTACTACGGAAATAACAGTTTGTCCTGTTCCTTCGTTTCCGTCTACTGTAGTTACGTTATCGTTGTAGTATGCGTCTGCACTAGCACATGATGATACTTTTAATGAGTTACCTAGTGAGCCTGGGTTTCTTGCTATCCACTGTCCTGCAGTTCCTGCTTGTCCACCACTCTTATAAGTGTTTACATAGTCATCGTTGTTTTTTAGTAATGAAGAGGCATTTCCACTTGCATTTGCACTGAAAAGACCGTTTGTGTTTACCCTAACGATTCTTAAAGAAGAACCATATTTAAGGAAGGATTCTGCTGTGTAGAAGTCTTCAGCTCCTGCAACTGAATTTGCTGGTGAAGAAAAATTGTCTACCAAACCCTTTGCATCTGAAACTGTTACAACTTCATCAACAGGGCCCCAATTAAATGAACCTGCAAATGCACCAGTTGTACTGGATACTGCTGGAACAACATTTGTCAAATCTATTTCTGAGATTTGAACGCCTGGTGATACTTGAAATGTCATACTCTTTTACTCCTGTTAATGTAAAAAGTGTTGTTTACTGTTTTATTTATAACAAATAAAAACCCACCAACACATGATTTTTTACGATTGAAACCACCTATCTCCTTCTTTATCTACAAATGATACTTCTTCTGCAGGGGTTGAACCAAAAACACCTGCTGGTAATAGGTCTTCTTCAATCATTTTTTGTTGTTCTGAATACAACAAGTCTTTAACTTGTGAATCCGTTAAATGATAGAAAAATTCTGTTGTTACAAACCATGCAAATAATACACAATTCATAACCATGTCATCATGATATCCCTTTGCAGCTTCATAAGAATTACCTTTGTTAACAAATGTTAGTAATTCAGTTATAGTTGCACGGTCAATTAATTCTAATCTATTTTCTTCTAATAATTCTTTTAGTGTTGAACAACCAATCCTTTTGATTTTTCTGTTCATTGTTACACCGATATCTTCTTGTTTTGTCATCCCTTGCACAAAAACATTAGGATATTCTATATCATAGTGTAATTGAGTTGCAACTGTACCACCTTCTGCATTGTTCTCTACTATCACTAATGCTTCGTTGTATGGTTTTACATACTTACTTATCATGTCGGGAAGTAACATAGGTGAGAGCATATTGTCTCTAAATGTTGCAACTTGTTTAAATGGTTGACTACTCACATCGAAAATACTAAATGTTGAATAATCTATTCCTCTACCCTTAGAAACATCAACTGTACATACATATGAATGCCCTTCTTTGGGTCTTTCGTATATATTTATATTATCTCTATTCCAATCAGGGTCTACACTCCTTAGTCCTAGTAAAACATTACTGTTTATGAGGGTATTACCAGTTCCCAAGAATGAGTTACCATACTCCTGTTCGAACTGAGTTTCGGATGTGTTTGCAATGGTCTGTTTCTTCCACTCTTCATCTCTGCCTGGCACATCAAACCAGTTGATAAGAAAGTTTTTGTATTCAGATTGTTCCTGTACTGCACTCTCATATATCTTATAGAACATATTACCAACACCATTTGCAGTAGATGTAATAATAACCTTTGAATTTTTACCCGAGGTAACAACAGGATAGGTAGATGTATAGAACTCTTCTGCATTTTCTACGAACGCAAACTCATCAAGATACAAGAGGTTTATAGATAATCCACGAATAGAACTCGAAGATGTTGCAGCTGCAACGACCTTAGAATCATTTGCAAATTCTATATTACCTTTGTTAAGAATCTTTACGCCTGGCTGTAAAAAGAATGGAACACTCTCTAACATGGTAACAATACGAGATATCATTTCCCTTGCAATTGCACCTTTGTTTGCAAGTACAGCGACAGTTACTTCGGGGTGAAATAGTAGATACCATAATAGATATGCACATGATGTGATTGACTTACCACTCTGACGTGATGCAAGAACTACATTGAACCTATTTCTATCATAGTGTTCTATCAGATTTCCTTGATATCCACGAAGTTTAAATTTGACAAGACCCTCGTCTAATGATATAATTTGACAATAATTTTCTATAAAATGAACGGGTTCTTTAGAACACTTCAAGTATTCTTTAAACTCTTCTTCAGTGTATTGAGATTCAATACCTGCTCTTTTGATGAGATTGTTACCTAAGTAACCCTCATTTGTAGGTTTAACCATTAATCTTTTTTATTCTCTTTCTTTAGGAACTTCTGTAACTCTGATGTTGAACCAACATATAGATGGTTGTGTTGAGTCTTCACCCCTTCATTCTCGTTGTTTAAATCTTTCATCTTTTTCTGCAAATCTAATAACTTCTCTGCAGTATCCCCAACTGTCTTTATAAGTTGTCCTGCAACCTCATAAGCACGTGGGTGTTCGGTTTCTTTACATAAGTCTAAGATTCCATCGATTGCATCCTGACCCCTTTCTACGAGCCCATAGAGAGTCTCACGACCATACTTATAGTCATTTTCCATACTTTCTACTCTTTGTGGAACTTTGACTACTTGGGTTTCTTTTTTTATTTCTTTAGAAATGTTTAGAACATCGTCTAATTGGTCTTCAATTTTTGCCATATATTAACTCGCATCGGTAACTTTATCTTCTGCAAATGTAGAATTAGTACCATCATCATAAAAAGTTACGGTCTCTGCAACAACAAATGCATCACTTGGGTCTACAGAACCGACAAACTTAAGTGTAGTGTTTGCATCAATAGTAATTGCAGAACTTAATGTAACAGTAAGTTTATCTGAACCAATATTAGAAACCGTTGGGTTGGTTGATAAATTCGTTCCAAACACCTCATCTCCTACACTTATCTTACTATTTATTGCAGTTGAGAAGGTGACATTATTACCATTAGACACTGCATTTGCAACCTCCCCGAACGCAGGTTCATAGTGTTTAACTTCTTTAACCAAACCTGATTCATCTATTTGTGAAGTCGTAAATCCACCTGCATCTATATTGACATAGTCTCTTTCAATAACACTCTTAATAACCTCTCCCGTATAAACAGGGCCGAAGAAGTACACTTTCATTGTAAAATCTAAAGTGTATTCTATTATTCTATTATCTTCAAAAGAACCATCGTAACTGTCTTCCATAGATACACTATTAAGTGTTATAGGAACATCTCTTTTTTCACTCATTGAGTCAATCATGTTCATAGTTACAGTATACTCGGGTTGAAAATAAGGAACAATTTGTTCTACGATTTGGATTGCATCGTTAACATGCTTTGCAAGAATACTAAGTGTAAATCCTATATTGTAAGGTGCTGGAGCATATTGGAATCCTCTCTTTCCAGTATCAGTGGTTTCTAGTAGATTTTTTTGTGTTCTTATGAGTTTGTTTTGTTGTCTAGTTGCATCATATTCAAATGAATTCATCTCGAATGCCATTCTTGGAAGACTTATTGCACTTCTATTACCGTCATTTAAATTGGGTTCTTGGTCTAGTCGTGCTAACCATTTTGCTTTAGGGCCATATGCAATAGGAACTAAACTTTTAGAAAGAACTGTTCCGTCTGCCTTTCTCTTTACTACAGATATGTTATTGAATAGTGTTCCAAAGATTGATACACTTCTTTTAATTGTTTCATGATAAAAATGAGTTCCGAACACTATGAAACCTCACCGAATGGGTTTGTCTCTGAGAAGTCTAAGTATCCATCTGCTTTGTCTTCAAAGTCTTTGTTTTGTGCTTGACCGTCATTCTCCATTGTCATCACATCTGTAATTGCATTAATGGTACGAGATGTTCCTGAAGTAGAACCTACTATAGTGTCACCAACTGCAAGTGTTGAAGTGTTATGTACAAGATTTAGTTTCTCTGTTGCACCTGACCATGCGGATACTTCTCCAACTACAGTACCATTAAATGTTACTGGTTCATTTACAGTGTAAGAACCTGTTCCACTATTCATGGTTAGGTCTAATGCATAAGCATTCTGATTTTCAATAACATCTATAGTACCCATTCCAGTATCGAAATCTTCTCCACTATATTCAAAGAGTTCACATTGCATTTTGAACACGAATAGTTTTCCAACTTGATAGAATGGATTCTCATGTTCTACGAATTTGATTTCAAACATTGAACCACTAAGAGGGAAGTAGATTAGGTCTCCTTCGTTAGGTCTTAGGGATGTTGCAAGATTAGAGTCTAGTGATATGAATCGTTCCCATGTTCTCAATGCAATTACAAAGGTTGCTTGGTCTTTCACTTGAACACCAAACTTACTGAATAGGTCTCCCTCTCCCTCAAATCCTTCAGTATTTTCTAAATACATTTCTACTGAATATGCATCACCAAATGTAGATTGCACATCTTCATTTAGAATAGTGTCCTCTTCTACAACTTCTCTTGGAAGGTAAAATGTTTCGTGACCATAGAAGCGCATAGACTCAACAACTAAATCTTCGTAAAGATGTTGTTCAGTTCCTACTGCATGGTTAAAAAATACATTTGTTGGCATGGTTTATCCCATCATATCAAGAACTGGCATTTCATAGTTCAGTCTTGACTCTTCTTCTAATCTTAAAATTTCTTCTTTTGCTTCATCTTTCATTTGTTGTCCATCAAGTGTTACACCGCCTGGCAATGCAATTCCTGAAAACTTAGAAAGGTTTTCTCCCCATTGATATTTAACAAGTGCAGTTGCATATTTCTTCAACCACATGTCATCAAAGATATCAGTCATATCATTGGGGTCTATTTTTCTGTAGCACTCTATAACAATATACTCTCCTGCAACTAATTTGTTTGCATTATAGTCAATGTAAAGTCTGTTAGAATGCATGTTATATCTTAACGGTATCTGTCCCACTAGTATATCATTCAAAAGAGATAGGTGAGATTGAACTTGTGAATAGTATAAGACACTTGTTGATGTTAAGTCCCACAAATCATTGAGTCTCAATTGATACTGGATATCAAACATATTGGAGGTTGTTCCACTTGAGAAAGGGAATATTTGTATAACACTCAACACATGTTCGGGTAGTGTTATATAGTTTTGTCCTTCACCATATGTTTGGTTTGAAATTGCTTGTGTTCCACTGGTTGCTGCATTGTGGGTTTCATTTGTCTTAAATGAGTCAATCTCTTCTTGTGTAATTTGGTGTTTTAGATAACACTTGATTGAACCCTCGTAATGAAATTCACGAAAGTACTGCAGAGCCTCATCCATTCTGTCATCAAACTGGTCATCATCCACATTGATTTCTAAAACTGGCGCACCCAGTTTTCTTTTGATGTACTCTTTAAATGTTGCTTTCGAGTTTGGTTTTGACATAATTGTATTCCAGTATTAAATCTATAATACTATTTATACGAATTTTAAGTCTATTCTTGGAAGTATGTTTTAGATTGTAGTCTATCTATTTTTTCATCTATTCTAGTCATAGTTGCCATTATTCTTTCGGACACAATTTCTACTTCTTCACGGGTAACATATTCTTTTGCTAATTCTTCTCTAGTCTTGTTAACAAGTATGTCTATTCTCTTCTGTTCAGATAAAAGATTTCTTATAAGGAATCCTAAAGGTGCTAACACAAATGTTATCATAAGATTCCATAAGAGGTGAGTGTCTATTACTATTTCCATACCCTTATTTAGGATAATTAACTCATTATGGGGTTTCCATTTTGGTCTAAGTCAAAGACAAATTCATTTGGATTGTAATTATCAATATTACTAAGGTGTGCATTACTATCGGTGTAAGTCATGTTTATGTTAAATGATATTGAATACCTTTCTTTATCTGTTTGATTTGGTTCAACCATATGTGTTGCACCACTTGGAAATAGAACGAGCTCTCCACTAGTGGGTGAAAAGTGAAAATTATTATTAGTTCTTGCACTTTGAGGGAACTCTGAAAGAACCTTTTCACTACCATCAAACATAATCAAGTCTCCTTCATCACCATCTGCCTTTATATAAAAAACACCACTATACCAACAACCAGCATGACTATGTGGTACATTCCATGCACCTTTGTCATTAATATTTGCCCAAGAATTTCCTATAGTCACTTTAGCAGTATTTGGGTTCAATCCATTAAAAGGTAAAACCTCATCATTAAAGGTTGTAATGATTTCATTCATTAGTTTTTGAAATATAGGAGATGATTCACATCCATCATTTGATTGCCATCCCGTATATTGATTTGATACCTGTCTACCTTTCGGGTCTTTTCTTCTCATGCTATCAATTTCTGTTTGTAGTAATAGTAAATAGTCCTTTGCAAAACCCCTATTCTCACCAGCATTTAACATATTTCTATGAAAAATATATGTTGGAAACATTAATCTAACTGCCATCTGTATCTCCTATTGGTAACTCTAACTGTATTTCGGGTGAGTCTTCACTTACATGATATGGACACTCGGGTGGTGGTGACTCTTCATTAAAGTATCTTTGTTTAGGATTCCAATATTTCATCTTCTTATAAGGCCCTACAGTTTTTGCAGAGACATCTCTATTGTCTTCAACACCCAACATTCTGAATGCTTCTGGCATTCCTATCGTTTCCCTTTCTGTTGTTAGACGAGATGAACTTAACATTTCAGATTTTGTAGTCTTAAGTGCATATGTCCCAACCCATTCTTCTCTCTTAAAGGGAATTATCTGACAAAGAGGTGTTCCTTTAAGAATAGTAAAATTGTGGTCAACCTTTGGGTAAAAAATAATTTGTGCATTATCTACACCATTGTTAAACTTGTCGGTGTCAATTATACCCTGCCATGTAGAAAAGTATTTATTCTGATGTAGAAATGGGTCTAAGTAAAATGTAGAGTATCCTTCGGGTGTTGTGATACACCATGGGTTTCTCATTTTAAATGCATCTTTAACTGGAGGGTTTTCTGACTTGTCCATATATGCAAACCCATCCATAAGTTGAGTGTGTGGATGAGAAGAAGAGGATGTACCCTTTAACCAGTTTCTTGCATCCAAGTCTCTAACAGATGCCCAACCAATACCTTCCTCATCTTTATGAGAAATTCCTTGTATGACTTCCATATCTCTATTTGCACATAAGTACCAACCCATCTTTAACCAATCATCCATTGCAGGACATGCTCTTATAGTTTGTTGTTTGACCCCATTTACAACTTCTGCAACCTTTGATTTTTTCCACCAATCGGGAACTAAATCTTTTGCAAGTATGGGTTTAAAATCTTTTATTGTTGTAGGATTATATGTATGAAAGTCTATCGTTGGCATCGTAAAACTCCTCCTTATCTACAAGTCTGACTTCATCACCACGAACAACAACAGACTTTCTATCTACATATCTTGCCTTTGCTGTTGGTGCATCTGCACCATGTGGTATTCTACCATCAAACATAATTAATCTATTTGGTTTAAACTTAACTGATGCAACCTCTTTATTGTTATCTCTTGCATGTATTCCATGTTCTGTTGTTGAATAGAATCTCAAATCTCCACCCCAAGAGTCTTCCCAAAATTTATTTGTGTAGTATAAGAATGATATATTCCACTCATCTTCGGGTGGACAGTCTTGATGGCAAGTTCCATGTAATCCTTGTGTCTGTGAGTTTAATCCCATGAATTGAAATCTTTCCCACTTAAATCCAAATTCTGTTTGTAATTTTTTATTAAGGTATCTAGGAAAGTACGTGTATTTATCTTCTATATCATCTACAGACATAGGTCTTTTATTTTTATCATAACCACTAAGTATGGATACTCCCCAAAATTGATGATGAGGTAATCCTGTTGGACTGTCTCCTCTTACTTCATTTCCTTTAGACCAAAAATTTGCACGTGATATTTGTGTGTCATAAAAGTAATGTAGTGAAGAAGGCAACCAATTATCTAAAACATAGATATCTTTTAGAGGAAGTGTTTCAACTCTAAAGGGTTTATCTATAAAGACAACTTCGGGAGTTGAGTCCATTATCTAGGGGCATCAACTGGAGTTTGAGCTCTAGGAATATAACTCATATATTCTTCTAAGTCTTTTAAATGGTCTTCTCTTGTAGATTGAATATCCATTTGTACTTGTTCTGATACAGATGCTATTGCATCACAAAACTCTAATACACTTCTTGCATTGCTTCTTTGTGGGTGGTTAGACCCCTCTCTTCCTGCAATGAGGACTTCTGTTAAATTATCAAATCCAGTACAGTCACAAGTTATATCAACCTGTTCATTACAGAAGTTTGTTATATCTTCACAATACTGATTTGAAAGTGATACTCCCATAGGTGGTTCTGAATGTTCTATATAGTTCTCAATAGCATCCATATCAGATGGTGTTAAAGGAGTTTGGACTTGTTCATCAAAACAAGACTTTGAATCGTCCCACTTAATTACTTTCAATTCTATATCATCGTAAACAATAACATCATAGTCAAAACCAAGTTCTGGCTTATCAACATTATCAAATTCATATTGTAACCCATTAGGTTTTCTAATTATTAGTTTACTTTCTTCTGTATATATAAAACAGTTATTATTCATTTTTAAGTCCTCACTTACAGTATATACTATACCTTTTTATTTTGCAAGAGGTTTTTATACTTCTCGTATACCTCTAAGTTATTTATACCACTTATATCCATCCCATCTATCCATGGGCCACCTCTAGTGTAATGCACTCCATTGTATCTCCATTTCTCTTTAGGGTTGTCATATCCTTCAACAAAGATATACTTTTCGGGTATCTTACTTATTTTATCTGTCCACTCAAATTGGTGTAATTGTTTACCAGTCCAAGTGTTAACAACTTCGGGTGTTAACTTCTTACAGTCTTCATGTCCATTATTGAATATCATCATACTAGACCACAACTTTTTAGGATAGTCTATATTAACCTCTCCATCAAACTTAACATTGTCATGTTTATATTGTGGATATTGAATACATGCAACAGCATCATCGGGATTTAGGTAATAGAACATGGGTAATAAGTTCTTTTTGAATATGAAATCATCATCTACAAAGATACTAAATCCTTCATAGTTTTCTAAATGTGGTATTAGAAATCTGCTGTAAGTAAATTCAGTGGACTGATTTGCATACTCCCTATTATAGTCGGGAAGTTTAGAAATGTCAAGTAATTTGATTTCGGGTGTAAACCGTGTCGGGTTCACAAAATAACCACTACCCAATCCACTATCTATGCTTTCATAGATAGATTCTATACAAACCTTTTCTAAACCATTGTGTGTTGAATCATATCCTACATAAATGTTTAATGGTTTGCCCTTTGAAAGTGTGTGAACTTTTTTAGCATGGGCATATACTTCTTCTCTGAAATCTATACCCGTAAAGGTCACTTGCCACTCCACAATACCTCTAGTGTATAATAAACCAACTTCGGGTTTTTCTCCTTTTGATTCTATCTTTTTGCCCCAATACTCTAATATTTCTTCTATAGAAACTGAGTCGATATGTGGAAGAGCGTTCTGCGTATCAAATATTAAAAGCTCATGGGTCGGGTCTTCCATCTCTTCAAAACATCCTGAACGAATTGAGCCTGGATGTATCTGAAGTGAAAAGTGATTATTTGGATGTTTGACTGTAAACCCTTGAATGGGTGCTCTCAATCCTTCTTCTTGTATACTTTGAATTAACCAATGTGCTTTACTTGCATGATAGTACATTGAAGATAAAATTTCTTGACCATTTTCAAGTAATTTTTCTTCCTCTGTTAATTCAGTTAAGTCTCTTATATCAACAACATTTTTACCATCTTTAAATGTCTCTATACCCATTCCACTATGCATTCTTTCATGGTCAAAGTTTTCACATGTAAACCCATGTGGTAAAAACTTATTATAAGCATGAGACTCATTATTTAATCCATTAAAACCAGCGAACTCTTTGTTTTGTCTTTTTTCTAGTATATCACCCCATACAAACTTTTTTAATGGTGGGAGTTTATTTTT